AGCAATACATATATAAACCCGTAATAATCAAACTATATGGGTTACAAAACACACATATAGCCTGTAATTACGCCCAAACAACTGCGGGCGCGGTTTTGCTTTTTCTTAATTAAAAACCGCCTGTTTTGGGCGGTTATATGGATGGGCTATCCCATCGTAGCCGACAGCGCAGGTCTTGATGCTCTCATGCCAACACGGTGACCATGCTTCTGCATGGCGTAATAGTCACACGTATCTGTAAAGTGCGGCGCATGCTCTTGAGGGAACGCACGATCACTTTCCTTGGACTTATCTTTTTGGTAGTCATCACGCACCCCAGTAACCTGCATGGATATTATGGCATCCTTACAGTTCTCATCGTTAAACCGAAGTATTGGCAGCAATGGGTTAGTCTCAGCCAATACTTCATTCATGAAGTAGTTGCGCTCCTTGTGCGCCTTGACCTGACCGGGCTTCACCCTGATCTCTACCTGCCACCCTTGGCGTACCAATCGCTCCTTTATCTGTTCGAACATGGTCTGCCTGGTGTCTGCCTTGGCATCGTGCCCCCTTGGCTCACCCCATAGGCGTACTACCTTGAATGCGTGGTTTGAATAAGTAGCGCAGAACTTGTCCACGAGTTCTGCTACCTTACCCTCAGAGCTCTTGACAAATAACTGACGTAGGCAATACTCTATTCGCCTTTTAGTTCTGCCATCGGTCTCCTCGCCTTCCTGCCAAACGGTACAGCAGTTGAAAAACCCTGAGAAGTCAAACGATAGGTCTATTACCTTATCTCGTTTATAATGACTATCCTTCATGCCATCAGCATACTTACGCTTATCAATGATTATTCCTCGTTCCCCTTCTGAATAGTCAAATACAGGGCTATAAGTATGCTTTTCAGCGTCAAATTTGTGGTAAAAGGCATCAGAAACTTTTCGAACCCGCTCATTCATAACCTCTACAAGAAACTCCAGATAAGGTAATTCGGCCTCTAACCGAGTTAGATAGTCCTGACCCAAAATGTCAATATTATCATAGGCGTTTGCCTCTTCCCAATGGTACATTCCTGGTAGGCTTTGGGCCTTTAATTCATAATCAAGTGACCAATACCCCGATGGCTTCCATGGTATAGATGTATATGCTCGGAAAACGCCCCGCAAAGGGGTGTTAAATTCCCTTACCATACCCCTTAAGCTTGGGATCATGACTTTTGTAATATGAATATGTGGAATTAAAGCCGCTTCATCTGCGGCGCCGTCTACAAACGTGCCTCCACGCTGCAAGTCTGGGCGATCCATACTCATTAATTGGATTCTACGACCGTTAGCCCAGCTAATGACATTTTTATACTCCCGAGGCTCATCCAGGCATTTGTCAAAAGTTTTGGGCGGCTTTATACCTACAACATAATCCTCGCCCTCGATCATACCCAATTGCGTCCACATCATTTCTATGGATGGCAGTGTTGAGTTGAGCAATTGGGCATAAGTGCTGGATGCTAAAAAACCTTTGCTCCGGGGCATTTCTACCATCGAACGATATTGTTCAGGCCCTTCGGTAGTCGTTTTGCCACTTCCACGACCACCTAAAAACATTTTATAAGGCTTAATCGCCCTGTAAAATGACTTCTGTTTTTTGTTCAGATAAATTGGGTAGTCCATTTCCAAGCATTTCAAACTCTAATACATCATTGTCTTGATTTCTTGCTCTGATAGCCTTTGGGTCATCTACCACGATCAGTCGAGCATAGGATTTAACCTTGACGGGTTGTCTTGATTCAATTTGCGCCCTAATATTCATGGCGCTATCCAATGCTCTCCTGGCACCATCCCAATCTTTATCAGTTCTAGCTTCATCATGGATCCGTGAAAAACGATGGTAAGCAAGCCTTAATTCTAATTCATGGTCCAGATCAAGGGTTTCCATGAAAAGCTTGGTTGCGTCTTGGATGTAACGGTAAGCGGTGCGTTCTGTACAATCTAACGATCTGGTAATTAGCCGAATCCTTTCCCTTGGGCTTGCTTTTTTTACTATGATTTTCCACGTAGTTGTAAGCGCATCCATTTTATCTTCCTCAGGTGCGCTTAGTACCCACCGATCAGGCTCCATCAGGTGGATGTATAACCGATCTAATGGATCTGCATCATCCCATTCTCGTTGAGTGTAAATTCTATCCTTCTTGCTCATGCGATTTCAGTTTTTGCTCCGCCAAACCCCGATTATGGATCAACTCACGAAGCTTCTGCTCATATTCCAGAATCTTCCCCTCCTTGCCCGGTGTGTTCGGATCCAGACCGGCCAATTCAGTTATTTTGGCTTTTGTCTGCGAAATCTTAGCCCGAATGGACGCCAATTGCTTTCCCAATGCCACCGCATTGTCCGAAAGTTCATCTCCTTGCTGCGCAACCTTTGGCAACTCGCCATACTCTTCATAATGCAGGATATTCCCCTTTACTCTAAGAATATCCTTCCACCAGCCCAGAACCTTGGCACTATTTCCGACCCGATCCGCGTCGGTCTTGCATTTATGAAATTCATTGCTCTGCCGGTTCATTTGGCCGAATAATCGACCACGCTCTGCCCACAATTGCCGCAAAGTATCATCCGGAGTGCCATTTTTGAACGTGACTTTGGCCACGATCGGTTTACCAGGTCGTGTGCCAGTTTTCACCTCAATCATCTCCTCCTCATCCAATTCCAGCACCGTAGGCATCCGCTTGAGCGCAATACCCATATACAGCACGTTGATTTTACTCCATCCACCGCGCAGGGCTTGAAGTAGCGGCTCTCCAGGGTTATTCAACTCCAGTTCGGCCAGATGGGCATTGTATTTCCGCTCGTTCATTGTACCGCGTCGTTTGGTTCTTTGGCTTGCATGCCGGTTGGGTTTTCGGCCAGCGTGGTCATTTCTGCATCACGGATTCCGAATTTCACATCTGCAGGCCAGCCGTTTTCGGTTTTTACCACTTCAACGACCTCCATCAGCATATCACGCACGACGGGAGCCGCGATGATCAGGTACAGCAGGAAGGCGTTGCGGATCTCGGTGCCACTACCAATGCCTTTGCCACCTGTTTCGATGCTGGCCAGGGTAGGGTGCAATGCCTGGGCGCTGACATTGGCCACGTTGGAGGCGGCATATAGCTTGAGCAGGGCCTCATCGTTGATGTTGTAATCGATCTTCTCGATCTGCATCCGCTTTTCGTACTTGCCGCCCAGGGCTTCAATGATCTCGGATTTCGTTACGATCGGGCGGCCAGTGTTTCCCACGCCGACCAAAACGGAATTGAAATCGATTACAAACTGCTTTTCTTTTTCTTCGCCGGTCTTTAGGACTTTTTGGTACTCCTCGGAGCCTTCGGTGGTCGCATTCATGGCCGCATAATCCCAGAAGTAGTCATGCGGGATGATGATATGGAAACGCGGTGCGCTCCCATGCTTCAAATTGGCCTCATGAAACAGCGGGATGATGTTCGACAGCGTGATCCAGTGCCGACCGCCCCAATAGGCCGGAATTGGGTAGTAGCAGTCGTTGAACAGGTCGTCCATCAGCGGCAATACGAATTTCGGCTGCTTTTTCTTGGACGCAGGGTCATATAGGGTTAATGTTTGGAGTATGCGGTCAGCCTCCTTGATGGAGTTCTTACGCTGCCAGTAGTTGGACCAGTACCAGCTTGGAATGTCGCCCATGGCGTTTTTCTTCGCCGCCCTGCAGTATTTCATTTCGAGGGCCTTCACGCTGACAATCTTGTCACCCAATCCACGCACATACTCTGGCATGCAAATGGAGTGCTTCAACCAGTCACCCACCAATCGTTGGGCTTCCTTCTTAAATTTCTTGAAAAAAGCCTCCATTTCCATATCCATCGGCACTTCGTCCACGACCCGCTTCATCATACCGGATCCGTCGTCTTCGTAGCGTTCTTTGTAAGCATACCAGCCCTGACCGAGCAGGATGTTGCGTTTGCGCTCAATGAGTGCCGGCACGATGTTGTTGCCGGCAATCAGCTCCTCTCTGTAGAAAGGAAGATCATTCTGCTTACCCCAAAAGGCTACATCCACCGACTGGCCACCATCGGGCGGGGTGAATGGTGTGATCTTGCCCACATCATTGGTGGCCTCACCAGGTAAAGCGGCGAATTGGAGTACAGCCTTGCCTCCGCCCACCAGGTATGTATTGGGTGCCAGCCGCTTGGGCTCAGTGGATAACTTGCTTGCCATTGAATTCAATTATATGACTAATGAAGGGTGTAAGCATCTGGCCGGTTCCGAATTCCGTCATCGGAATGGCATTGGATTCCAGGTAGCTCCTGCGGTTTTTTCGCTCTGGAGGCTTTGCCGGCTTCCCGCCCCGAGGATGCGGATTGGGAGCGCCGTAGTAGGCATTCTTGAAAACGATCTGCCCGGCGTTCTTGCCAGTGGCTCGAACGTACTTGATCCGGAAAGGCACCTCGCCGCTCTCCACGATCTTGGAAAGCATTTCGGCTTTGCTGATGGTTTGCATGGAGCAAAGGTTGGGGCGGCTTAATTAAGTGGGTAGGACAAGAAAAAAGCCCGACCGGAGTGATCCGATCGGGCTTTTTTCTACATCATTGATTTTAGGTTCCGCATAGCATCCACGGCAGCATCCTGATTCCGATCTCTTATCAATTGGCTCAAAACCGATGGCGGTAGCATTAATTGGTTTTCCATAAATTTGTGATGTTAAAAAAGTTCGCCCAAATGTAAAACCCGCGCTTGGATTTCAAGCACGGGTTTTCTTTTAAAGCGAAGCGTCATCCCGAACCGCATTCAACTCACTACCCGCCGTCTCCAACTCCGTATACACCACCCGACTCTTTACCTCGGTAGGGAATCGAGCCACCACCGCTTCAAATCTACTCACCGCATTCATGAACGAATCAAGGTTCTGCACTGGTGCCGCCGCCGATGATCCGAAAGAGATGCTGCTGCTTGGGGTGGTATTTGGAGCCACGAAGCCCCCGGAGGCGTAACCACGTAAACGGCGATCATTAAGCCAGCGCACTACTGGGCCGGTCTCCGGATCATTTACCTGTTTGGCAGGCGCTACATACTCTCCGGCGTGGACATACCCCGCAATTCGTGACCCGCTTTCATCCGGAGCACCAAACCCGGATCCAGTGAATCCACCGCCAAAAAATTTGGTAGCGTTGATCTTATTTACCGCCACAATTGAACGCCCCACTGCCAACCCGGCGAAGATCGCTCCTAAAACAGGCCCAGCTGGAAGGCCAAAAGTCTTTACAGCTTCTGCATAACTGCGCTGGGCTTCCAAAATACCATTGGTTATTACCTCCGCGCTCTGAAATGCTTTGATGGCGGTCGCATTTTTCTTCCGCGCTTTTTCATCTTGACTGAGTAGATCTGCGGCCAACGAGAAAAATCCAGCAGCGGCCTGAAAACCCGCTTGTTGGATTTTAATCTTCGCATCTTCCAACCGCTGCGCGTTGTCAATTCTCTTATCTTTAATTTCTTCATCTATTTTTAGGGCTTCCTCCTCCTTCTTCCGAACCGCCGCAGAATAAGCCGGCCCTCCTTCCTTCAAAATAGCGATCTCCTCGGCCAATGCTTGCTTCTTCAATTCCAGCCGCTGCAACTCATAGTCCTGCTCAGTGATCAGCATCCGCTGGAATCGTTGCGCCAATGCCTGCTCCCTTGCATTCTCGCCCAGATCCTGCACTCCAAGGGCTTGCTCCGTCCCTCCTCCAGTGGCCTGTGATTTCACCCCACCAATCGGTTTGCCGGAAATGGTATTGATGGCCACTTTGCCCAGGGTACTGCCCTGCTCGATGACTGCCAGTTCGTTTTGCAGCTTCAGTGCCTCATTGGTCTGGTCCCGATGAAACACCTTATATACATCTAGCTTCTTACGCAGTCCATCCTCCGTAATTTTAGCTAATTGGGCTTGATATCCGGCTTCATCTACCAGCCCCTTGATGCGCTCGTTTTCAATTAGCAGCTCTTTGCGCTGTATGCCAAGTTCAATAGCTTGCAGTTCGACTTTGAGTCGATCTTCTACGCGTTTCCTTGCGGCCTCTATCTCCTCCGGTGTTGCATTAGCCGTTGGGGTCACTCCTGGTTTTTTCACTGTTCCATCCGTTGCCGTACCCGTTGCAGAATTTGCAAGCACGGCATCTCTGGCCTCAATATATGCCTGGCCAATGGTCTTGCCCGCTTTCGCTGCCACCTTTTGACTTTCAAGGCTGCTTAACTCTGCACCAATCTTTAGTTTACCCGCAGCGCTGAATGTCAAAGCTGATTCAATGTTCTTTACAAAAATCTTAGCATCCAGCACAAGGCCCTTCAAATCCTCCACCACGTTCAATGCCGCCTGTTTGGTGGCAGCTACAAACCCCGCCCATGCTGCGGGAAGGTTTTCAATGGCATCGGCAATAAAACGAATAGGAGTAATAATAAACTGCTCAAACAATTCGCCCACAACAGGCAACTCCCTCACATATCCAATAAAGTCACCGATCCTTTCCCCGGCAGTGCGCAAGATTTTTACCACCTGTTCGAGCGCAATTCCGGCCAGTTGCCATATTTTGGCAACTACGTTGAAGCTGAAGGCCACCAATTCTACCGCCGTCGAAAACTCGCCTGTAGCCCGTTTGCCTGATGTGAAACGCTCTACCAGTTGCTCCACAAACTCCACGACCTTCAAAAGGAATGGCGCAAGCTTCTGCAGCCCGTTAGCAATCAGGCCCCCAATGGATTCTTGCACCTCTCCCAGTCTGTTCTGAAGGATTTGATACGGACCCAATCCAGCCTCCGCAGCTGCTTTTGCAGACCCGCCCACCTGGCTTTCAAGTTCTGCAAGGATGAGGGTTTGAGCCTCGGCGGTCCTTCCGGTTTCTACCAGGCTTTTGATTAGGGTTTGTTGATCCTCGGTGAAGCTCACCCCAACCCGGCGCAATGCCGTTACCCCTTGGATTGGGTTGTCCAATGCCTTGCCCAGTTGAATAGCGGATGCATTCAGGTCTTGCCCAAATGCAGTGCTCAGGTCTTGAGCCAACGGGATGGCCTGATCAAATATTTCTGTTTTGACGTTTTTGAAGGTCAGCAGCAGTGCCTGTGCACCCTTGGTTGCATCATCGCCGAAAAGCGTAACCTTAGCCAGTTCCTCTGCCTGGGTTTTCAATTCCTCGAAGCTTCGTCCAGCGGCACCCTTGGTACTCTCGATGGCGGCTTTTACCTGGGCATCCGCTTTCAAGCCTCCATCCAGCTCCTGCAATGCCGTGCGCCCAAAATTGATCAGTGATCCTATGGCCTGTTGTGCCAGCTGGAACACCCCAATCCCCCCAGCCACACCCAAAATGCGCTGAAACAATCCACCCCCAGCGCCACCACTCCCGGCACTGATGCCCTTCGAGGTGTCGTTGATACTTTTCAGTTGAGCGTTCACCCGTCCGAGTTCACCCTGTAGCTCCCGGAACTGCGGAGCACTCTGCGGGATAAGGCGCATGGCCTGTTGCAGCTGCTTGGCTCGCTCTACCAGTTGTGCCGGAGCCACCTTGCTCAGGTCCAGGGCTTCTACCTTCTTGCCTTCTTCGGCCACCTTGCCCAGGTTGTCGGCTATCTTCTTTTCTTCAGCTGCGATCTTAGCCAGGATCGGTGCTCGTTTGGCTTCGTCTGCTCCCACCTTGGCCAGTTCACGTTGGTATTGGCCAATCACGGCAGTACTCTTGGCCAGTTCAGCATTGTATTGCTTGGTGGTCAGGAGTGTCCTGGCGAGTGCCCGACTTTCATCCGTGATGAATTCGATGCTTAGTTGTACCTGGTCCTGTCTAATTGCCATGATTAGGATTTAAAAGCGTTTTTAAGTTCCTGAGCCACCCGCTCCGGGAGTCCGGCGGCTACTTTGTTGTATAGTTCTGTGATGGCGGCACTCTTGGGCTTGTTGTACCATTGGCGTCGCCTGGCCACTCGATTCTTTCTGGATATAGCAATGGCCCAGGCAAGTTGATTGAGGATGTTGGCGGGGGCTGTTTTGACTTTTCTGGTGGCCTGGTAGTTGGCAGTCATTTTTTGCCGGTACCCTTTCTGCTCGATCCACTTTTCCAGACTTTCGATGTAATCCGTGCCACCTCCGGGCACGTACAGGTTCTTGATCTCAATGAATCGGCCATAGTCGTTGAAGGCTATGTCTATTTTTGTTTTGGCTGCCTGATCTAAGATGCTGGTAATTTCTAGTTCCAGCGAGTTGATCAGTTCGCCGGTGGCCTTGATGCCCTTGCTCTCCATCCACGATTTCCGGTAAGCAATGAACTCCTTTGCCCATGCGAGCCCCTGGACTTCAATGTAGTCCGTTAGTTCCTTCAGTGCATCGTCGGATAGTGCTGCCATCTTTTAAGCGCATTCGTCTGAATACAACTCAATGATGATGTTAAACCACCACCCATACAGGTTGTCGCCGCTCCACTGGCGCACAGCATCACCCTGCTTCTCTCCGGTCACCAGATCGAACTTGCCGGCATCCGCATCCGTGTACAGCCGCTTGATGATCTTCTCACACAGCGTGGCCATGGTGCTCAGTTTGATGTTAGCCTCAGCGTTGGTTTTCTTTGGGTCGTTGGTCAGTACAAACAGGGTGAATTTGTACCGGGTGCGTGGCGTGTCGTCGTCGTCCACGAGGCTAAACTCCGGCGTATCCACCCGCAGGTGCGGATACTGGATGCGGGTGGCCTGCTGGTTGAGCATTTCTTCATCTGCTCCAACGGTCACACCCTTGAGGTCGGTGACCGTAGTGGTCAGGCCTTCAAAGTAGGTACAGAGTTCCAGGTATGTCTTGAAATATGCCATGGGTTTAATCCTCGTCAGGAGGCGTTGTAGGTGTTGGAGATTCTGGGCTTCGGTTTGCCTCTGCCCGTTTTTTTACCAGAAAAATGCAGATGTCGTGGATCGATGCCTGGTACACTTTTTCAAGCGGCCCGAACACGCCCGACTCTGCTACGTCCAGAAAGATACCCCACCATCCAAAGTTTGGCCCGGTTGCTACTTCCGGCTTTTGGGTGTCTTGTTCTTCCTCATCATCGTCCTCCTCATCCTCTTCAAATAGCCAGCGTCCATACATCTTATTCACCAGCATCTTCATGCCCATCCACCACATCAGCGCCTGAATATGCACTTCCTGCGGCGCACCAGCCATCTTCACCACCCGGGCCTCCACTTCTGCCTGGCTGTGGATTAATACCCGTTCGTCGCCCCGCTTGAGCATTTCCCGCTCGCCTTCGTCTTCTTCGCGCCATACACAGGCCGACACACGCAATAAGGCCTCTGCATCGCCGCCCACAAACTCCTTGTAATAATCATCGCACAGGGCAAACTCTACACAGCTTACGTTGGGGCCTTTGGGTTTGGGGAATACATACCGAATGTCCCGGTGATAGAATGACTCCAGCGGAATCATTTCAGCATCCGGCACCGGCATTACCCATTCCAGGTGAGCCACAATAGCACCCTGTTCGGCATCCAGCATCTTTCTGCGCCATGGCATCGGGATCATGTCACGCATGATCCGGCGCTTTGCTTCCGGGGGAGTGAGCGTGGCCACCCATCGCCACCAGCGTTCACGACGTGCCAAGGGAGTCACCTCCTCCCAGCGCTGCGGGATGCGCAAAACAAAACGCCGCCGCCGGAACGGATTCCAGCGTCGGCGTTTGTTGTTCGTTAGGATCGCTTCGATCATGCGTCGGCTGGATCAGCTTGTTTCCCGAAGCTTTTCGCAAAAGCAATGGTTTCCTGCGTCAGGTCTACCACCTCGGCAACCGTGCCATGCCAGCGACTGGCCAGCGTGAGCGCTGCCAAAGACTTCTGGATGATGTTGCTTGTGGATCCACCGCGACGTGCCACCAATTGCGCTGCCACCAGTTCGGATTCTTCCTCCTGAAGGTCAGCAATCTGCGCGGCAAAAACCGGAGCATCCTTGCGGATCTCGTTGAGCCGTGGCGTGATGTCGATCAGGGTGCCAATGTCGCTGAGACCGATACCGTCTGCAATTGCTTCCGATACTTTCTCCACGACGATCAGTGCGTCGTCCAGCGTGTCTACGACTTCATCGAAGCCCAGCGCGTTTCCATTTACTTCAATCATTGCAATGAAAATTAAGTGAGTAGTGATTTGTAATTCAAAAGTCAGTTCATTCGATGGGCTGATATAGGACCTACCCATGCGCCACCTTGAGCTCAAGCGGCTCGACCATGTACCTGGTCTTTGCCCTGTGTTGCCGCTTCGGTCTCATCTCCTCCTTTGGGGGCGGCTCCTGGCCATGTGTCTCAATGAGGCGCTGGGCAGCGCTTAGTCTTTGTGATCGGGCGTTGGCGTATTTCTGTTTCATGCTCATGGTCATTGTTTTTTTGAATGGCGAAGTTCATCCAGAGCATCCTTCACGTTGTCGAGTTGGTTGGCTACTGCGGTCATTGCCTGCGCATTGGCCTTGTCCAGTTCGATTCGTTCCCGCTGCTCGGCACGCCACTGGTTCCATAAGTAGGCCAGTGCGCCAGACAGCGTGGTTATGACAACCCCTCCGAAGTAGAGGAGCAGGCGCAAAATCTGATTGTTGATCTGCTCGTAAATGTGAGGTTCCATAATTGAAGCATGTTGTGGGGGGATTATTAAAAAAAAGCCCCGCCTCCTAGGGCGGAAACGGGGCATGAATAACGTGTGTTGATGGCATTCACTTCCACCAATCCCGCGCTGTAGTGTTGGTTCGCATCACGTACTCCACGAACTTGGCCGGGAGTTCGTTGGCGGGATACTTGTTTTGGTCGAAGCCCAAACGCGGCTGCTTGAAATCAAGCGGCAGGTTGGAGATGAGCGGCACCCGTTCTTTCGGGCGGGATTCGCTGCCGGGACCTACGTAGCGCCATTCTTTTGGGCCTTTGGCCTCTGATGGCACTGGTACTGCTTTTTCGTCTGCCATAAGTCAGATAGTAGTGAAATGGTGAGTAGATTACGGATGCAGTACGTCGCCAATGGCCCCAGTGTAGATGTACGGAATATCCGAATGCCCTTCCCAGGTAAGCGTCACGTTGTATCCGTTTTTGGGCGTGGTGACAGGTTCCGCCTTGGCTCTGATCGGATGATCAATGCTTCCAAGGATATGCTGTACCCCGTTCTGATCCACCGCGATCGCGATGTAGTTCTCGTCGGTGGCAAACTGCGTCAGCACATTAGATTTGGCTGCGGTTTGCTTCGAGATGAAGCCCTTGAGCTCGGTGGTAAATCCGCCATCTTCACCCGGGGTTGATTTCAGATCATTGTCCTTGCGGATAATATTGATCGGGAAAAAACCCTGCGTGGCCACCTCCGTGATGGTACTCACTGCGTGAGCAGTAGCAGCACCGATGCTGGTAATATCGTCGGCGCAAGCCAGGTATAATATGGTCTTAAGGCCGGGAGCATTACGACCACATTCCTTGTCCACTGCGGCAAGGTTACACGTGCAAAGCCCCAGCATGGGGATTAGTGCGAACAGAATGAAATGAATGATTTCCATGATTTCGATGCGTTTTAAAAATCCGGTGCACTCAGATAGGTAAGCGCACCGGATGTGATTTGAAAAAATTGATTAGTAGGGCACCACCATGTAATCCCAGGTATAGGCCGTGGCACTGGCCAATGCCGTTGCCGGGACTGCGAGCACGATCGTAGTCGTTGTCCCGCTTGCTTTTACCCTTACGTTGTGCAGAATAGAGTTGTCACCCGTAGGCCAAAGCACAACCCTCGTTCCGGTAGGAGCCGTAATCTTGGTTGTCACCGTGGCCAGCGTTCCGGTAGTTGCTCCGGATGCGCCTGTGGTAACACTGATGCTGCCGGAGAAAGCGTCGCCTGTGACGGTGACGGTAGGGCTGGATCCAGCCGCAGCGCCTGCTGCAATAGTGGCTACGCTGGTGGTAGGTAGGCAGTCCTGCGCTTGCCAGCGATTCACCAGCCTGATATAGGCCAGTTTGGCAGATGTCCCCGTGGGGCCGCTGAGTAATGAGTCAATACTTCCAAACCAAAGCGGTTGCTTATTGCTTCCAGATTTCAGGTCCAGGCGCTTGGTGGATGAGTTGTAGTTGAAGTCCAGGTTATTCCGGCCTAAAAATACTCTGTATCCGCCCGTTGTATTGGTCTCCAGCATCAGGGTTCGGAGGTACGCCAGCTTGAGCGCGGTGGTAGATGCTCCGGCAATGACTACTGAATCTACATCCCCGCCCCAGACCTTCGTCCGGGTGGATGCAGTCTGGACCTCAAAGGCGTCCGTAGATGCACGGTAGATGATCATCAGATCCTGCAGGGCGAAGAAATCCTTTTTCGTCGGGGTGTATACTTCGACTGCGTAAGGATTGATTACGATGCCTGCTTTTGCCGTGAAGGAGAAGGCGAAGAGAAACAGGAGCAACATGCCGGCCAGTTTGACCAACTTCGAGCCGCTGGATACCAGGGCCTTTTGCATGGTCTTGTCAGCCAACAGGTTTTCTTCTGTTACGGTTTTGCCCCCGTCTTGCCATTGTGGGTAAGCAGCCTGATATTTTTTACCTTCTACCGAGAAGGTCTCGCCGCTCAGCTGAACGGCTTTTTTCTTGGCGGTGGTGATGGCCTGCCCGGAACCCTCCGGAGAGGCCACTGCCAGCTCCTCCAGTGCCGAGATACGAGCCTGAAGGTCGGCGATGATGGTGTCTTTTTCGTCTGCCATAATGCAGTATTGTTTTTTTGGGTGATCACTAAGATCGCCCAGGTGATTGAATTAGGTGATTGGCTTACAGTTGGTTGTTGATAACCAGGAATCCTTGTTTCTGGAGCAGGATCTGTACGCCTACAGGGAACTTGTTGAGTGCCCAGGTTTCCCAGCCGTACTCCTGAACCTTCCAATCGGTCCACTCGGATTCATAGTCGAATCCGTAGGCAAGGAATTCAGGGCGGGTTCCGATCAGTGCATCATCATCCCCCATGCCAGGCACAGGTACAAGGAACGAGCGACCTGCGCCAAGACGCAATGGCATTCCTTCCAGCGTGTAGCCTTGACCAGTGACGGTCTTGAGCATCATGTCGGCATTGCTGTGCTTAGTGAGCAGGTCCAGCTGATAATTTTCGAACAGGTTGTAGCTGCAGAAAATCATGAAGCCACGATCCTTCATGGTCTTGTCGGCTGCTGCGTAAACCTCCTCGACCTTTGCGACGGCATTGGCCGAGGTGATTGCGCCGGTAGCCACCACGGTAGCATTGCCAGCCACACCAGCCAAACGAGCGATCTCGCGGTAGCCATTGATACGGTCTGTCAGCGTGCGTGTGCCAACACCAGAACCAAGCTCTACGCCTTGCCACATGGCGTTTTCCAGTTCCTCCTGCTGCACCGAAATAGGATCCTGGAGCAGGTACTCCACGAGGCCCATATCATCGCTCACAAGGCCGGCACCTTTCAGGTAGGCTTTGTAGGCGTGAAGGGTGTCGTCTCCGATGATGAATTTGAGTTCGGTCTTCATGCGAGCCACTTCGAGGTTGACCGAGGTCACTTCGATGGCGTCGTTGGTGAAGGCGAGCGTAGAGTTCCACTCTTTGATGAGTGCCGTCGTTACGTCTTGACGAGCAAGGATGAGCTTATCGGTCACCCCGGCGAATTTGCGCACCATACGTGCGCTACGGAAGTCCATGAACATCCGGCGGATCACCTCTTGGCCTTTATCTGTCAGGAACTCCTGAACGAGGTCGGCACTGGGGATGCTTACTGCTTCTGCCATTGTGTTGCGTGTGTTGAATGTTTGAAAATAAAGCGTGTCTGGTTGGTGGGTTTACTTGATGCCGTAGCGCTGGTAAACTTCGTTGGTTCTTTGGCCTTTCTCAGGGCTTGAAATCGAAGCCTCCGTTGGTCCTCCGGTATGCAATGCAGCTGGCTTTGCTTCCAGTTCAGCAATGCGTTCGGTAGCTTTTGAAAGCTGAGTTTCCATTTCTCCGAGAGCGGATTGTAGCGCATCATTGCCTTGCTTGAGTTCGGCTACGCGATTCTCAGCAGTTAATTTTTCGGCCTTGAGCTCCATCACGGATGTCTGAGCGGTAGTCAGTTCGGTACGGATGGTTTCAATGTCTTCGGCTTCGGCTGGCGTCTCGCCAGATAGCCAAGTAAATAAGTTGAATGCCATTGTTTTAGGTTTGGGTTTGGGTTCTATTGCAGAACCCGTGAGTTGTATTCCAAGGCTACCGAAAAAGGCAGTAACCTTATCCGGATTAGATTGGATGAATTTCTTGAGTTCTGGATGATCGTACAGGAACTGATCTGCCTGTGCGACGAATAGGTGGGGGTTCACCTGGTTGGAGAACAGCGATTCTGTAGCCGCTCCGGCTTCCACTAAGTCTGTGTATAGATGCTGGTGAAACTCGACGAAGATATTTCCATACTCTTCCCTGAAGTTGGTAAAGTCTCCACCATCAAAATCATGGTTTAGTTCTAGCGGGTGTTTTTCACCATTCGGATTGCGCTGATAATATCCGCTTGCTTCAAATACAATGGAGCTCATGATGAACTCCGGATTCTCCTGGGCCATTTTCAAAACCCAGTTTCGCATGCCTGGATGCGTTGGGCTTTCATTCGCTGCTTCGAGCAGATGAAGATCGGCAATGGATTCGCTCAACCCATTCTCCGTGCGCTTGCGGAAGTTTTTGAAAATCCCCAACTGCGTACCCATGGTCTCGCTGCTTGCGGAAGGATGGCCGAATCTGGCTTTTAGGCCACGATTGGAAAACACCTTCTGATCGTACTCCACAATCGAATCAATGAACTCCGATTCGAGATGCACCCCATGCCCTTTGGCAGGGCCCTCCTGCACCATCACCACATCCCGGATGATACCAGCCTCGGCATCGATCTTGTCTGCGGTGAATCCGCCCTGTGTCGGGCGGCTGCGTAGCCATCTTGTATTGTGTAAGTTTTCGTTCGCCATATTGGTGGCAAATTTGGAGGTGGTTCTTGTGGGCTTATAGGACACAAAAACAGCTATAGGTTCTTAATGCCCAATAATTCATACAGCATCCACTCCATGTTGGTGGCGTATATGAATGCCAGGGTAAAAAAACAAGCGGTTGCCACGGCTATCAGAAGCTTCCACCAGCGGGGATATGGTTTCAGGTATTCCCATATCTGCTGCCGGGATTTGATCACGCAAGAGATCACGGCGAAGATCAGGGCTTTGGGGTTCATCGTTTTTTAGTTTACAGAGCGCACAATTTCAAACCAAGAGGTTCCATCATATACCAGCGTAATCGTATCGTTTGCTGTAGAGGTAAATGGTGCGGATAGATTGACGGTATCTGCCGCGCCTGTGCCTGTGTCTGTAATGGTTACCAGCGCATCAACGAAAATAATGGTCAGAATTTGCCCAGCTATGCCCCCTGTAATTGTTGCGAGCACATTGGTCCCATTCCCCGTTAGTTTGACCACATTCCTCGTGATCGCAAGCGTTGTAGCTGATGCACCCAATGTAGTGGCATTTGAAGTAGATGCTAGTTTGCCGGCAACACGCGCATTGCCCGTGACCTCCAATTGCTCCGTGGGTGCGCTTGTAGATCCAATGGCCGTTTTCCCGCGAAAAATATTACGGGTATTAACACCCGTCTGATTTACGCCTATAGCGGAGGCGTTGTCTGGTTGTATATGAACCGCCACATAAGTGGCGTTAACGAGGTTGGTCAGCGTGGGATTAATGTCGATTGAGCTTTGCAAGCCGTTAGCTGTCCCTGTCAGGTCGTAGGCGTCATTGAATAACAAGCCCTTAAACACCCCCGAACCAGATGCGGCTGTATATGACTCGCCGCTAAAGTTCATTTTAGTTTTGGTTCCGGTTGTATGGGTATAGGCGGTGGATGCTCCCACCTTTATGCTGCCCGACACACTGCTTGCGTTCAATCCTATTGCAGAGTTGGAAGCCGCTGTTGAACTTAATGCAATGGTATTTGCGCTATTTCCTATTGTGTAATTCCCGCCCGTTGTCAGTGAAGCGGATGCGAGCGTTAGTCTGGCGGTATTGTTGGTCTCGAAAATTAGGCTTTGTGCGTCATTGGTCCCGATTATCAACGTAGCCCCGGTGGTGTTGCCGCCGTTGAAGATTTCTTGGCCGGTAATCCCCAGGTCGTTTTTTAGGGTTGCGAGGGTTTGAACCTCTGGAGCCCCGGTTAGCGCCGTTTTTCTATAAAAAACTGTGCCTGTCGCAACGTTGGCCATATCCGCCAATGCTACAGATCCATCCGTAATCTCAGAGGAGCCTACTGCATCTGCGGCAATTTGATTCCCGCCGATCCCGTCATTAGGCACGATGAAGCGAATCTCGGTCTCATCGTTCGCCAAATCATCCGAAGCGGTAATAGATATGGTCGGCGTAGTTATGAAATTAAGTGCAGAGCGTTGGTCCATCACGGTATCATCGTCCAGTATGATGTGCCCACCCCCGCCACCGCCACCGGCTACGATGGCATCCCAAATGGCTTTGGCAGTGGCCAGTTGGCGGTGGGTGCTGCCGCTATTGATCGACTCTGTGGTGGATGTAAAGAACTTGCCGGTGTCTAATCCAACACGAAGCTTTTGCTTTGCAATTTGGATGTCCTTAGTGTCAGATGTTTGCGCGTAACCCTGACCAGCTATTATCAAGATGGCGGCAATGAATACCAATATTTTTTTCATGGTGTGGTGTGAGTTGAAATATGGATTACGGCTTCTTAATTACGACCGATCGATTGGGCAAGCTGAAATAGTTTCGTCCGTTTTCTGACAGATAGAAATCTGTATTTATCCCGGTGGATGGGTAGCCGGATAAAGTAATAACGTCGCCATAGATGGTCGCCGCTTTCGTTGCCGCCCCCGCAATGGAGTAGCGCAGGTTGTTCGATGCATTAATGGTGAATACAAGGGGCACAAATCCGGCCCCAGCGCCTTGATCAATAACCCAGCCGTTGGCCGTTAGGCTTGACGCATATTTTGCTTGTATGGTCTTGAGGGGGCTGAGTGCCGTAAGCGTGAAAATAGATGCGTCTACAGACGCAATCCTATTAAGTACGCCTATGGTTCTTGATACCGCAAACGCTTGCTCTGACAATACTTTCACCTGCGCCTCTACCTTGTCGGCCTCAAGCGACGCAATATCTGCGACCTTGCCAATAATAGTCGCTGACTCGCTGTATGTCCCCGTGATCTCATTGGTCTCACGAACCACCTCAAAGTAATTGATCCCGTCAGGAGCAAGTACAAAGTTTTTGGTGATCGTTTGCGCCTGTGCAGATAGGCTGCATAGGATAAAAAGTAAAAGTGTGTTTTTCATGTTATTGTTTTTTTTGAATGTCGCTGCCTTGTATTTCTTCGGTGTATTCGTGGATAAACCCACCGCCCAATTTTTCGTCAATAGCCTTTAGCATGCGCTCCATGTCGATGCGCAGAACCTTACCCGTTACCGTATTTTTGGAGTAATAAACCCACTCGTTTGTTTCGTGGTCGTGTGGTGAAAGCAGGGTGCTGTTACCCGCCGCATCCATTACACGAAGTTCACCGGATGCGCTGTAAAGGGATACGCCGTTGGTGAGTGTGCCGACTGGAGCTGTGCCGTTGAAGATTACTAATTGGGCTGTGCCTTCGGTGGTTGCTCTGTTGGCCGTGCCGTTTATTTTGGTGTTGCCGCCGTCTTGTATGGTGAAGACTGTGGTGCCGTTGTCACGGGCTAAAAATATCGGGCTTGTTTGACTTCCGTTATCTGCGATTAATGCCGATGATTCGAACGTTGGGTCTGTGTTTTGTAGCCCAAAATAACCGCCTATTTGTATTGGCGTTGTGCCTGTATTTAGCGCGAACCCAGCAATCGCTACATTTAGGGCCCCATTTTTAGATACAAATGTTTTCCCCAGCAATGCTACATTTTTATCCGCATTTGATGCGGCATATACCCCCCCTGCATTTAGCCCTGTAGTTGTGGCGTTTGCCACAGCGCTTATCCCCTGGTTGCCTATCGTTGTGGTGTTCATTTGTGATCCAGTACCCGCATTTGAATTAAATATAAGCGCTGAAATCGTTGAATTGCTCCCTGTGTAACCTGCTGCAAAATTTAAGTTAAGTGCCCTTTGAGCAAATGATGAGCTTCCAGCTCCCGTTATTTGATAATCAATCGCATTATTAGTCGCTGTAATCACCGTGGGCGCGGTTGCCGTAACCCGTAAAGCGTTCTTGGTATCTGCCAAAGCTCCCGCAACAACCTCCAGCTTTCCCGTTGTTGGAGTAGTAGTTCCAATTCCAATATTACCACCGTCCGCTACCGTCAAAGCAACCGCCCCGTTTGCCTCCAAATCAAGCCTTTGCGCGTCATTTGTGCCGACCACAAGGGTAGCGCCCGTCGTGTTTCCGCCGTCCAAAATGACGTTGCTAGGGGCGCCCGGTGTAGCCCAGCTACCATCTCCCCGCCAAAATGTAGAAGCCGATGCGCTGGTACCTGAATTGAGATTTGCTACAGGCAAATTACCTGTTACGCCTGTGCTTAACGGTAGCCCTGTTGCATTTGTAAGTACCGCTGCCGATGGTGTTCCAAGTGCAGGGGTTGTAAGGGTCGGAGAAGTAGCGCGAACCGGTGCGCCCGACCCTGTGGCCGTTGTCCATGCTGGTAATGCAGATGCCCCACCCCCTACGAGTATGGCGGTAGTCGCGCCCGCTGGCAAGGTTTGATGTGCACCTGTTGCGGTCGTTCCCGCTGCAATTAGTCCGTAAGCCGTTGTACTAGTTGTTCGACCCGTACCGCCTTGCGGTACGGTTACGGCTGCATTGCTTGTTAGGATTGTAGCACTTGCATCCGGCAAAGTAAAGGTCTTTGCGGCTGTTGTAGGGCCGCTAAAAGCTGTGAATCCGTTTCCAGTGCCGCCAAATTCCGATCCGATCACCTGGGTAAGCGCTGCCGAGCCATTAAAGTTGTTACCGTAGATCGCCCGGGGCGTTGTTAGCGTGGCTGCGCTGCCTGTGGTATTTTGGTTTAGGGTCGGAAATGATGTAAGCCCCGCGGCTGACCCCGTTGGTGTTAAGTAGTCGGTTCCGGCTGTGGCAGCACTTATAGAAGTTCCGTCGCCCTTTATAAGGCCCGTTATTGTTGTGCTTAGCGTGATGTCAGGGGTTGTGTTTGGTGTTGCTACGGTTCCCGCAAATCCATTTGCACTTACCACGGATACGCTTGTAACTGTACCGCTACCGCCTCCGCCGCCTGATCCATTTGCCGCCGCCGTGATTCGCCCGTCTGCATCCACCGTAATGTCCGCACGGGTATAGCTACCCGCCGCTACCGCTGTGCTTGCCAACTGCGTTGGGCCAACTACCCCCGTCCCGATGGTTGCCGCCGCTGTCACGTTGCCAGTTCCGTCGAATGATGGGGACGTATATGTAACATCCCCCGTCATTGCGATGGTGCGTCCTGTCTGTAATGCTGTCGCCGTTCCTGCATTGCCCAGGGTGTTTTGGTTCAACGTCGGGAAATCGCCCGCCACCGCAATACTTGGAACGCCTGTGCCTGTTGTGTTTTTCAGGATACCAGTACCAAGACCTGCAAGGCTTGTGCCGTTAATCTTTGTCACCGTTGCCGCTGCACTGCCTGGCCCGATTGCTGTTACGTCGCCTGTTAGGGCCGTAATGTAACTCCCGGCGGCTTGCTTGCCGTTAAACGTTGTCCAATCGGCTGCCGTTAAAAATCCCGGCACTGAGCCTGTCGCTTTTTGAGCGTTGGTATAATCCAAAGAAAGCACCCCGATTGCAAGGTCAAAGTCGGCTGCTGTTGCCCCTACCACTGGAAGGGTTGCGCCTGTGCCGCCTGAAATACTTAGGGCTTGACCGGATAGGCTTAGGTTTTGGCTGTCTGTATTATCTAAGTAAGGCGCAAGGCTTACCGTGTTTATTGCTACCCCGTCATCACTTAACGATAACCTTAGCTGATTGGATACGATGTTGAACACATCAACATTTTGAAGTTCGTTGGTGGTAGATAGGTCCCCCGTATTACTGATTACCGTTCCCGTCACGTCAATGCCAGATCCCGCCGTATAGGTCGTTCCTCCATCAGCTGCGGGTGCCCAGGTTGTTCCGTTCCATTTCAAAACCTGCCCGCTTGTTGCGGACTGTTGGGCAATTTTCAAGGGTGTGCCGCCTGATCCATCGCCAGAAAGCGTTGCATCCGTGGTTACTGTGCCGCCGCCGCCGCCTGATGCTGAAATGGTTAATGTATCGCCAGACAAGGCCGCTGTTGCGCCGGTGCCTTCGCGTACCAAAACATCATTTCCGGTGCTTGAATTTAGCTTGTATAGTGTGCTGCTTACTTCTGACCATGATAAATTGGTGCTGCCCGATGCAGTACAGTTCATACAATCCCAAACTCCAGCGCCCAGGTGCTTATACATTTCTGGAACAGGGCTGCATGCGTTGATCACTCTATCGCTCTGCCATTTAGTAGGCGTATATAATGGTGCAGAGCAGCCCACTATCTGGTCAAAGGATTTTTCCTGCTTCACCCAGGTAGTGCCAATTTGCCAAACCCAATAATGCATGGTTGATGTGTCCAGCGTTACCCGGCAGCCTTTTGCTCCGGGATTAAAGGCAGGAGGCCCGTTTGTGATGCACCAGGGTGGCGCAAACAGGTTTGTTTGTGCTATCGAAACTCCTGAAAGGAAGCATATAGATACGAGGATGAGTAGCTTTTTCATTCTTACGGTGTGTATGTGATCATTTTCGCGCCTTGTTGTCCCTCCGGACTTCCTTGCGCCAGGATATATTCTTTGCCGGATCCAAGCTCGTTGAATGCTTCTTCGTTGGTTAGGAAGGGCAACAGATTTTCATTGTAGTATTGCATCAATCCGGCGAAAATGCTGGTATTGATTGAGCCTGCTTCGTTGACGACAATGGTCACAATGTTTTCAATTGGCGCACTGCCAATTGTCACATTCGGTTCAAGTATAGTGACTTCAATGGTGGTCGTCATTTCGTAATGTCGTCTGAAATCGTGAGCGCTATCTGGATATAAGTCTTGATCCGGCCTGTTGGATAGGTAATCTCCAAATCTCCGGTATATACCCCAGGCGCATAGTCCAACTGCTGGATCTCATCAAAAACAAACTCGCCTTGTGTAGGCGTGGTCAGTGTAATGCCGTTGCCACCTGTGGCCAGGGTGAATGTCTCATTTCTGCTTTTGAATTTGATACGGATCGTGCAGCCGGTGAGATCAATGTCCACTGCATCCTGATCCATCTTGAAGCCTACGCCATGCCAGGTGTCTCCGTGGAGAATTGGTCTGGTGGCATCAGTCGGAAGTTTTAATTCAGGAAGCATATTTTGTTTTTTATCAGCCCAAAAGCCAAAGTTTGATCTCGTTAGTGCCCGCCAATCCAGAGAAATAAATATTCATTCCGCTCCAGGTAGGCAGCATGTTCCCCTGCCCTACCCACGTTTCGAGCGCAAGCAATGGCAGGCTTTCGCCAAGCTCGCTGCCGCCTGGGGTGGTACCAAGTACGGGAGTTTGGGCGGCTGTGCTACGGACTTCCCAACCCACCAGCCACTTGCCTGCAGGGATGGCGTAGGTATAAGATGATCCAGTTGCTGTAATGGCTACGATCTGAACGCCGCTGCCCAGATCTTCCGGCGTGGGTGGGTTGTATGGGCCACCTATTACTACCGGAGTTTCGTCCAGGTACGGAGCCGGGAATACCAGTTGGCCAACTCCGGAGATGGTGTAGCCGTTGGTGCCGGATGGTTTTTCGGCAGAATCGCCCCGGGCGGTGAGGCGCATGTTGGGTACCAGGCGTTGGGTGCCGTCGTAATAAGTGCCAATGACATGCAGCCTACGATTACGAAGCTTGGCCCGCAGGTATTCAAATTCAATTGACACCTTGCGGACCTTAGCTTCGAGGGTGTATTCAAAGAAATCACCAGCATCATTGCCGGTGTTCGTATTGTCGGATAGTCTGCCGGTGAGCCTGTTCAGTTCGAATTCGTAGGCTCCTTTGCCCGGCTTGAAATCTAGGGCTGCTACATTGGGTACCAGATGCCAGTCTGGCTGGGTGGCCAGATCTTCCGGGTCAATTAAGACCAGCCGCTTGAGCGACCCGGGAATCCGGATGCACTTGCGCTCTATTACGTGTAATACTGGTACCATGTCCCGAAGGTGTGGGCGGAGTGGCCACATCAGGTAGGGCGGCTGCGAGCATGCGATGTAGGGTTATATTCTTCTCGGCCTTCATTCGGATGCTCTTGGCCGCATTGCTTATGCTTCTACGCGGAATGCCCAATCGATCCCCAACCTCTTTGTGCGTAAGCTTCGTGTATGTAACGTAATAGTATATGCGGGCTTGCCCTTCCAGCTTTTTAGGCGATCTGGAAAAACATTGCTCTACTTGTTTACTAAACCTGTGTGCAGCCAGCTCTATCTCTATCTCAGATAGAGTGAATGTGCGCCGGCAGATATGCCGGTTGGGTTTTGGCATGCGCCCCCTTTTCTGGCCCAACAAATCCGCCGTCTTGCCACGCATTTGGGCCAAAAATGTGCTGCTTTTTGCTGAATAAAACTTCCAGCCAAATCTCTGCCACAGCTTATAAGCCGTTTCGAGACTGTATTCGTCTTCGGTAATTTCCATGCGCATTAGCCATGCGTAGAGGCCTGCTTTGGCTCCGCCCTTGTGGCCGAGCATAACCGCCGATGCAGCGAATTTGCACAGCTCCATCTTGTGGAGCTTGAGCAGTGCCGACCCTACCTGCCAGTCGTATTGCTGCAGGTGCATGGCCAGCCGGTCGTCGACTTGGAAGGTGACCTCGGTGCTGAGCACGTCGGAACTCTTGGTCTGTCTGTGTCGAAGTGGTGAGCAAGTAATGAAGGTGAATAATGGATCGTGATTAGACATCACGATGGGCCCGGGACCATACTCGGCACGTAGCACGCGCAGGGTAAGCGGGTGAACAGGAATGCTGACTTGAATCATGTGCGGCGAAAAGGAAGCTGTGTGAATGAACGCCTGGGGTATGGCAAAAATAAAGCCTAACTCTGAAATTCAGAGAACTTTTTGATACGAAGCTCCTATTGTACAAAATAAAAAAAACCCTCCCGCGCACGTGAGCGCAGGAGGATCCGTCAGTATGTGTGTTGGGCAAACTGGTATTCTATTCTCGCTTTAGCCAGAAACGCTGACCAATCATAGTGGCAGAGTGTGTGACCCGTACCACATCATGGCACTCGAAGTAGAGCTGCCAGGTGCGGGATGGGTTGGTAGTATCGCCGCCAATGATGACAATGCTATCACGAACGGCATACGGAAATGTGAGCTCACTGAGCGTGGCCCCTGCGGTTAGGTTTTTGAACATATTTTGTGGTGTTTAGATTACGCTGATCAGGGTGGCATCTGCCGGAGCAAGGCCGGAATCTGTGAAGGTGATGCGCAGTTTTTCGACAAAGAAATCCATGTTTCCAATCCTGATCTTATCCTCAAAATTGAAGTTGATAATATCCGGAATGGTGAGTGCCAGCCGCATGCTGACCCGTTTGCCTTGCTTGAGCATGGTATGCCAGCCTATCCACCAGGATTCGTACATGCCGTATTGTCCATCCCAGCGCAGGCTGTATTCTCCAAGCAGGGTACCTTCTCCATCCCATGGCAAGCCAGAAGCAAGGGGGTAATCTTTACTGTCGAAGTTGGGTGCAATGCCTCGATAGATGGTGATCCTGTCAGGCGATTCGTTGTCCTGGCTTACACTTTCAGGGTCTCCTCCACCGTCTGGCACTTCCATGTAGGATACTGTACCAGGTATGCGGCAATGCGGAATCAGGTCGTAGTTGGCATCTGTGATGGCGCCATGCCCTTCGCCGTATCGAAAAGCATCCCAAAGCGCAGGGCATTCGGCCTCGAAAATGGGCTTGCCGGTTTCGAGTGGTGCGCATCCGAGCGTTTGATGCAGGAATTTTAGCCTGGCGGAGAATTTCTCGTAGTAAGCATGGCGGTCTATGATGTAGAACTTGCCGAGTGGTCCGGCTACAAAGTCGTCCCAGGTGACGGAATCAATGAAGGTCTCCGGTTTTGCATATTTCCGGTAATGCTCCCAGGTGGTATCCAGTTCATCCTCCTTCCAACAGATTATTTCCGGCTGCTCTACATTGGTTGCGATGGTGTAGGGTACAATTGCCTTGTCTGTCCAATCGTATTTGTACGAGCGGCTGATAACATCCCGCATGGGCAGCAGCTTTAGTTTGCGGCTCCATGTGTTGTAAAACAATCCGAGGCAAAAGGCCCCCATGATCTTGCGAACGAATGCGGATGCAGTGGTTTTGCTTACGTGGTTTTGCAGGTTGATGGTATTCTCCAGGCCTGTATCAGTCCAGAGCGATCGATTGTTGTACACGACGATCTTCCGAAGTTCGTCCGTGACCTGGAATGCGTTTTCGAATGTGTAGTCTACGTTCAGGAAGATGCGCTCCAGCAAATAGTCCAGCCGAATGAATGGCATCAGTGCCGGATGATCGTCGTCTACGCTGAACTCCTGGGTAGTGACGTTGAAAAAGTTTTGGAACCATGATTTTTGAACGCCGTTGTAGTCGGATTCTAAATATTCGCGGTTCCAGATCGGGAAATATATGTAGTCGTAATCGAGCGGTGAGGTCGTTGTATCCTTCGCATCGGCCAGTACTGCAGCATCGTCCGCAAAGTCACGGTCTCCACCGAGATCCAGCTCATTGAGTGGGGTTTGTTTGATGGCTGACAGCGGGTTGACCACGATGTCTACACGGATCTCGCCACCTGTGCCGCTACTTACCTCCCTGACGGTGAGGATTCCGGGGAATATTTCAACGCCATCGTCTGCCAGCACCTGAATGTCGATCTTGGTGAGCAGCGCAGCTGCCCGGTCTATACGATCGGGGAATCCTAACATCTGCCGATTCTTGTAGGTAAGCGGCAATGTGAATGGGAATGCAAAGCTGCCCGGTAGTTTGCTGCTATCGGCGTTGGTGAATACCAGATTTTGAAGTTCGAATGTGAGGTTGGTGCCCGGCTTCAATTCGAATAGCTGACCATCGTATTTTATCCCGATCATACGTTCGAAGCTTTATCCACCCAGGCAACCCGCAACTTGATGCTGATAGCAAACAATTGCTGGTCGTTGATGGAGGTTTCAATGGAGTCGGATTCGCAGATCATCTTGATGAATCGTTCGTTGTCTACGTCGATCATCCAGATGTCGCCCAGGAGCAACTGACGCAGGTGCTCTGCGTACCATTTCTCTATCCATCCGGTATTGAGTTCGTAAACCTTCTGGCCTTCGGGGTTGAAGCTGGTGAACTCGCCTTCTGAAATGCTGAAATCGGAGGTGCGAGTGAGGCGTGCCGCTTCGCGTTTGCCTGAAAAAGCTTCCTTGCCCTTGCCGTTGAAAAGAACGGCCTCGCAGCCCCCTACCCCATTGTCGAACAGCAGGTAGCGTTCCCATTTGGTACCTATTACGGCTTTGTATTTCACAATGGCCAGGTCTTCTTCTGCCCCTTCGATGGTGCCGAACAGTCGGAAGGTAATGTACCAAGGTATGGCGTCCGGAGTGGTGGGTGTGAAGTCGAAGTTGAGTGGTGATGAACGGATGTAATAGGCCGTGTCAGTCTCCAAAACGAATGGGCTGCCGCCGTAAAGCTCTACGGTGGAGCTGCCATCATCCCAAAGGATGGTCCACTCTACGTTGCAGCCTGATATGTAGGATTTGGTCCAGATATAAACCCAGTCTGGCATGCCGTCGCCCAAGGGCTTCCAGAATGTGCCACCATCAGCACGGCGGTAGTTGTGCAGCACATCGGCGAATAGCGCTGCAGTTAGTGATTCGCGGTCTGCAGAGTGCGCTCCGTGTATGGCGAAGTAGTTGTTAGCAGATTTAACCAGTGCTTCGGGCACGGCGGGGGTGCCGTACTTGTCGGCATAGCGGAGGTAATACTCGCAGTATGAATCGGTGGCAACACCACGGAGCCAGCTTAGGAAAATGCCCGGATCAATGTGGGCCGCGTTGGGCAGGTGTGGCTTTACGGGGAACAGATCTACCAGGTTGATCTGGGTGATGGGTTCCGAAATGGTATCGTAGGTGGCGTGTAAAGTGGTGATCAGCGTATCCGGAAGCGACAGGAATCCGCTGGGCTTCCAGAGTTGCACCTGTGCTGCGAGGTTGGGTTCTGTGTTGGGATCTGTGCCGTCTACTGTGGTGAGGGCGGTGCTGGTTAGGTTTTCGGTGACGGTTATGTCGAAAATCCCGGCTGTCTTGGCTTTCAGGGTGACACGACCAGTGGCGTGGACTGTGATGTGGAAGTCTTCTGCCACGGTTCCGTTTTCGTGGAATACTTCGGCCATGCGTTCGGCGTATTCGTCCAGGGTTTCGCCGATGTTGCGGACTGGAATGGCGGTAGCGGTGCTGTTGGTGGTGGCAGCTACGGTGAATGTTACTGATTTGCCTGACCATTCGATGGTTAGTTCCTGGCCTATGGCTGGTTCGCCGGGTGATTGGCTGACTATGTTGACGTAGCCTTGTGCTGCGGTGTTTACGAGATCGGTTTCAAGTTCGATCCAGTTGTCGTTGCCGCTTAGAATTGGCGTGGTGGGTGCGGTGTTTAGTGTGGCTGCCATACTCTTAAGCGGGGGTTTGTTTTTGAAGCTGATCTGCCCAGTATTTGGCCGGTGAAATGGTATGCGGATGGGTGGGGGCTTCGAAGCTGCCGATGTAGAGGGTGTATTCTTTGCCCAGAGATTTGAGCAGTACATCAAGCGTTTTCCGGGACGCCATGATGTCCGGAATGGCGTCTAAATTGAGTTTGGTGAATTTGGATCCGGTGAGCTGGCAGCCTCTGATCTGAGCGGTATAATTCCCGGGATGCTGCAGGATGTAATCCCGATCCGGGACGTTTTGAATGTGGTAATGCCGGCCAAACTTGTCGGTTCGGCGCTCTTTTACGGGGTAGATACCTTCTGGAATGCAGCTGATTTGGCGTTCATTGTCCTTCCAGGGTAGCTCTAGGATTTGGCATTGGAAGGTGGCGTTGCCGTTGTCGTCCAGGGCTGTTAGGATGCCTAGCGTGTGGGTTTCGAAGTATTGCCTGATGAGTTGGGCCTTTTTCATGGGGCAATTATCGGGTGGTTATATTGGGGGGTATAGGACTGGGGCTATAAGGATAATTCATTATCATGCATGTATGACCCTACTGCTGGGTGCTCAAGCAGGGTTTTGATTGGCCCTTTCCATAGTTCAATGAGTTTACCAGTTCTAAACCTACACTCTCCTTGATCTCCATGCCAGTAGGATTTAATCACAACGGTAAAGTCAACCCCGTTTTTCATGCGACCACGGAGCACTGCCTTTGTTTTAGTGCGCTCAATGCACTTTGCAAAAAAGTCCGGGATCTCCTTTTGGATCAATGCCCAATCGAATGCCTTTGGCTTGGCTCTTCTGAATGTTTTGCCCTTCTTTGTCTTACGCGTAATGTCAGCCACAAAAGCATCATAATCATAGTTTGGAAACTCAGTTTGCATTTCTTCAACAGCGAATAATGGGAACCGCTTGTACATCCGTTTGGCCACTCTTCTTCGCCGCATTGCACGAAGCATATTGGCCCGTTCAATTGAGATTACGTTTGTGTCGGCTCTATGCCCGTATTGCTCGGTTATTATGATTTGGCTCATATATAGTAGATTTTATGAGGGTGGATCACTGTTGCCCCCCGAGAATCCAGCCTGGGTGGGTGGACTTCTGGGAGCTTGGAGTTATTTGCAAATAGCAGGTATAACCCAGCACCCGTTTAGTGCCGTTCCGAATTTATCATGGCAGTCTGGTATTATGGTTTCTATGACCTTGCAATTTACCAACCTGCCATCTGAGTTTCTGAACTTCCGCTTAGTGCTTTTGCATAGGTCTATGGTATTGCCTATGCAGTCACATAGGAAGTATTCACCGGGTTTTGGCTCACCTTTGTACTGCATAAATGTGGCAATAGAATTATCAGCACCTTTTGAGCAAGATTCCCACTCCTCTCTGCTTGTTGTAAGAAGAACTGTTTTGCGGAGTTTTTCAATATTAAAATTCATGTTTTTTGATTTAAGTGAATAATAAGTAGCCCCCACTCCGCAAACGTCTTTGCGGTGATACCTGTTGATTCAGGTCGGCGGTTGCGCATTCAACATGGAGTTGTTCAGCGTCCGGGGAATTGTTTAGAATTTTACTCCCATAATTGAGCAATCTGCAGATCAAGTGCCTCAAACCGAATCTTTATTTCAAGCAGCTTAGAATCATCCGGTTCTAATGCATTGATCTCTAGCTCAAGTTCATCGCGCTCTTGAATCAGAGCGCTTATTTTATCTTCTGAAAAATCATTCATGGGGTCTTTTGTTTTTACAGTTTATCAAGTGTCTTTAATACTGCCCTCAGCGATCTATCCGCAATACCCCTCAGCAGGGCGCTATCAGATTCAAGCCGGGTGAGGGCGGTGGATGTGAATGTGTGTAGGTTAGTGATCTCCATGTGCGGCGCTGGGGTCAGCGACTGTGGGAGTGGGATCGTTGGCTCGATATACCGGGTATGCAGGTGGCAGATCGCTTGATAATCTTGGTACATTTCCATTTTCTACAATTTTGGGGAGTGAATCCAGTATGGATTTAACTCTGATTAGATCAGCTGATTCAAGTCCTATCAGAAATGCGAGGTTTTGAGATTTCTCGGCCATGTACAAGTATCTTAAAAATACATTTTTAAGGCTTTGGGCTTGTGCGGTGGTTATGTGGATGGTGTGTGTCATGCTATTATTCTACTCTGGAAATATTGAATGGAATGAAGCGGAGGCTTCGTTTGCAACTCGAAGAATGGATGGTCTTTGATCCACGAAGGATATTCAGCATCCAGTTTTGTTGAAATGATCACCAGCACTTTGTTGGATTTTGGGAAATCCGGAGGTCTTGTCTCTGGAAATCCGAGATATAACCTGGATGGGTACGCATGATTCATGATGTTCGTTACGAGGGCTAGCTTATTATCTGTCTCCTCGCCGGAGATTATTAAGATCATTGTTTTAGTGAATTTTAAGTGAATGATTTTGGCGGCTTCGCTCCCCTACCCTTTTGGAGGTTTTGGGGAGTTTCTGTTTTTAAAAAACGATGCGTGCGAGTTTATATACCATGTTGACAAATTTTATTTGGCCAAAAATAGCCTTGTAACTTGCTGATTGTCAACGGTAAAAAAAAGTGTCAACATGTCAACATGCCCTTTATGTTGACGCTTTTTTTGGGCTTTGGATGTTGACAGCATGTTGACAGCATGTTGACACTTTTTTTCTTTTGTTAATCAATTAGTTAAGTGCCATTTGTCAACATGTCAACATTGTCAACATGTTTTTTACTTTTTAAATTTTCAGCCCTTCGGCGGTTCGTTCAGAAGGGAGGATCATCGTCACTTGCACTGGCAGTAGCAGCCGGTTTTTCCTGTAGATCCATGGCCGTCTGAATGACCGGAGGGTGTGCCAATGCAGCGGATGGAGCAGCTACCTCTACCCCATCGGCTACGGGGTAAGCCACTTCTTTATCATGCAGGAAAAAACTGCGCTGGAACACATAGGGTCTGCCACGGTAGGCTTTCTTCACAGCTCGTGTATCTTCATCTCCGGAGGGTAGATGGTAGGTTTCATATTTTATATATGTTCCCCTTTCAAAGATGGCTTCACCGGTGTTTGGGTCTCTGGCCAGATCGACGCCGATGTAATCCTTGATAATCTCCTGTAGCCATGGGATGGAGGCAGATCCGGAAAAGAATTCTGCTTTGATCTCCTTCAAGGTCATGCGGATTTCTTCAATGCCTGGATCCGCTATGAACCATTCCCGTATCTGCTCCCGGAGGTTGGTGGCGTCGGTGGGTTCATTGACCCGTACCATATCCTCGAATACAGAGGTTTTTATCAACGATGGGTGAAACCACATGCGCCCTTCCGGCTGCTCTCCACTGACCATTTTGCGCCGGCGAAGCATGTGCACCAGTGCCGGGATTTCGGATTTCATCTTGTCAACGATCGATGGATCGTCTTTGGACAGCACCGGCACGCGGTGGATCCAGTAGCGCTGATCGTGTTTGTTCACGTAGATCATGCGCAGGTTGTTGGAGGTGAAGATGAATTTGCAGAAGAAGTCGATGGTGTATTGCTTCTGGCCCTTTGGATTGACCAGTACCTGGTCGTTGGTTGACATTGCTTTTACGCGCTCGGCATCCTTCTTCCGCTCCAATAGGGTTTCATCACAGATGGCGAGCAGCTTGTCCACGTAGGTTTCGTTGAAGTCGTTGGACAGGTCGGCGTTACCGATCGGGATGGCGTTGTCTCCAAACATCCACATCAGTAGTTTGCCGAAGGTGGACTTTCCTGTATTGTTTTCCGGAGAGTACAGGCACAGGATTGGCAGCATCTGCGTTGGCTTGGTGAGCAGCAGCTGGATGTAGTCCAGGCCCAATTCCCAGGTCTGGTATTTCTTTTCCGGGAATAGGGAATGCTGCACCTCTTTTTCGCCAAAAATGTGCTTACAGAACTCTATTATGGTATCGCAGCTGCCTTCCTGCTCTACGTGGGGGAATGGGAAGTATCGGTTGTAATACTTCAAGCCTTCGGCGGTCTCAATGACCTGCTGGTAGTGGTCGTGGTTGGGGATGTTGCAGAATGCCCGGTAATGCTGCAGGTCTTTGTGGAAATCAGCCTTGTTGAACAGCTTTTTGAAGTTGGTTTCCTTCCAGTGGGTAAGGACCCTGCGCGCGCGCATGGCTCCGGGTACATTCTGCTCGATGAAGAACTCATCCCCTACCCACTTGATCTCCTTTGCCCACCATGGCACCTCCATTTCCAGCTTGTTTTTTAGCTCGCTCCACTTGTAGATGGAGCCGTCGAACTTGAATTCACGCTGGCCAATTTCCTCGATGTTGGCGTTGTAGAAGGTCTCCGCATCATGCAATCGGAAATACTTGTACAGGTAGGGGGTGGCGGTAGTGATATTTTTTTGGTAAAAAAAGAAGGTCTCCGAAGGGAAATTCAAGCATTCATGCACCACCCTATCCTGTGATCCAGCGGCACTGGCTTCAATCAGCAGATCGTCCAGGCCTTTGGGAGTGCCTGGCATGGAGTTGCTTTTGACGTGTGAAAACCAGATGCTTGGGCAATCTCTGGTTTTGTCGTACTCCGCTTCTTTGATCAGCTCTGCGATCTTCTTGGCTGAGTTGAAAAAAGTGCGTGGGCGCTGGGTGATTTCATCCCCTACCTGAAAGTCTTTTTTGGAAAAATTTAGGCAGTCGCCATCCCAAAGGATCACCACGTTTTCTACCTGACAGGTCTCGATCAGCCGCACGATATCACGGTATAGCTTACCATCCTTGCCTTTGTAGCAGGTGATAGAAGGAAGCCCAACGACATCCAAACCAGCGATGCTGCCACGCATTGCTTTGAATGCTCCCTCGGTAAGGATGAGCGTTGGGATCTTCTGCTTCTTATTGAATTTATCTACCAGTGCGGGAGGAAACCACGGTCTGGTTGGTTGTCCGGATGGCATCCGGTATTTCATGTCACCCTGTGGCTCTTTCAGCCGGACGGTTTTGTAGAATTTCTCCTTTGCGTTGATGTGGGATGATTTACCATCCCCCATTTGCAGGTATCTGGCCACCTCTCCATCAATGCCGTAGTAGTAGATTTCGATATTCCCAGTGCTCTTTTCTTCACAGAAGATGGGCATGGTATATTCAGCTGGCTGTGGGAACTCTGCTTCTGGATCCCAGACGGCAACCTGGTTGAGTTCGGGTGTGATGCTGAGGAGTTGCATCCTTGTTTCGAAGAAGGATGGCTCTGGTGTTGAAACTTTCATGCGTGGCAGCGTAGAATGTGAATGGGGAAGCGAATGTGTAAGATTCTCAATTAGTGAGGAAGGACCTAGATGATACGCCGCTGGATCTCGGTATTGATCTGCTCGATCTGGTCACAGTGGTACATGAAATCCACCTGCAGTAGGTTTTCGTTGAACAACACTGATCGGTACTCCGGGAATGATTCCAGCTGCTGCATATTGCCAGATACTCTGGACCTCTGATGGAAGTGATACTCGCGCATCCAGGCGAGTTCGTAGTCTGGAAGTTGTTGGAAAGTGCCTATCAGGTTCAACTCCACGGCAGGTGGTATAAGAAGGACAGCCAGTGCCCAGTTGTCTACGGTACACATGATGAATGTATTTTGGCAAAAGGATTCAGCCACGACGATGACGCCGTGTGATCTATCTGCTGTTAATGTTGGGTGAAAAGCCTGGGGGGAGGCGTTAGCGTGTGTTTGTTTGGAGGGGGGATTAAAGGCCCCCACCCTGCTGTTGTAATTAGCTTAGGTGGGGGATTACTAGCTATAATAAAGGCACTTCTAGTGCCAAAACATCCTCATGCTGATCAGAAATGATGTTTTGAATCTTATCATTGTCTAGCAGGTCCATTGCATAGGTCCATTTCTGAAGAGCCCGTAGCACTTTCGGAGATGCCTCTGGATCCGATGCATTCTTTTGAGCAATACGAAGCCTGGATCTAACGGCTGCAATTCCTAGCGGGCTCCATCGGCCATCCTCTTTTTTGTATGAGATACCAGTCAGATCGCCGTTTTTAATGAGCTTTATTTCGCCACTAAATTGATTTAAATCAGATTTAAATCTGATTTGTCCTTCTCCAGGAGGCGTTTCAACAGATGCGGACAAAGCTGCCTCAGAAAGCAAGGATAGGGGCACTTTGTGCGTGGGGTTTTCTGGCCTCCAGCATACTACTTCATCATCCTCTCCGATGGTACCGAACTGGATTCCCAGGCGTTTTGCCTCCTTCATGATAGGTCCATCCGGGTTATTCATATACTTCATGGCCTCGTCGGCTGCGGTTTTCTCTCCTCGAGCCATGGCCATATCATAGATTCCTACAGCTCCTTCAATCCGATGGGCCAAATTCTGCAAATATTTATCCTCCGACATTTCTGAAGTAGGGTGGGGCCCTTCGGTGCCGCCGGATGTAACCGAAGGGCTAGGCTTTCCCAGGTCGCTGGCCATGTAAGATCCGTTCATTGATCTTGCCTTTTTCAGCTCGAGATCAAGCATCTCAGGAGTAACGAGTAGTTGACCTTTTGCGGCCTCTTCCATTACTTTCCTGAAAACCTTTGCTTTTAACTGGTCTTCATCCTGCGTTTCAGCCGCTGGTGGTGCTGGAGTTGGTGTAGGATTCGGGACTTCCGGATCCTTGAAGAAACCTGCAGGTGTATTGTAGGTGCCTGGCATGGCCACTACCGTCCCGTCAAAGCTTGTGATGGCTGTATTGGGTGACAGGAGCCTGTGGATCCCCACTGCCGCCTGTAATCCACGCCTGTTGAAAGCGTCTGAAAACGCAGTCCATAGGCGTTCAGCCACAGAACCGTGGGCATCCAGAATGGTATAATTTCTAAGCGGGAGTATTCCGCTCTTTACATTGATCTTGACCATCCGGTAGAGTAGGGCCGAGATCAAGGTCAACAGGCAAAGCGAAATAAGCCAGGCGTAGGTATCAATGCGTCCCATTTGGGTACGGTGCCTGACTATTTCGGTCCCATTCCCGTTATCAATCAAGGCAATGGCGGCTTGTCGCCGCGATCCTTCGGATTCTTTCCGGGCATTTGATTTGGTCAAAGCACTGGCCAGATCCGCGGCCTTTGCTGAGATGATTGGCTCCAACGCTTTATCCCGCTGAGACTGGAGCGCAGCTATTGAGTTGCGAATGCTTCGAGCTTCGGCATCTGAACCGGCAGATCTGCGCTTTAACTGGCGTATCTGACGCTCGTATCCAGCAGCGGCGGCTTTCTCTTTGTCGGCATACACCGATTTAATGTCCGCGATTTCCGTCCGGTATGAAGCGTCTATAGCGCTTGTTATGGAGGCGTAACCTTTTTCAACGGTTTCTGTGCCGGTGATTGATGGTGGTTTTACCTGGCCTTCCAGGAACATGGAAGCTCCGTTCACTTCAATGATGAGCAGTAGTACGATGATGGCCAACGGAACGGCTAATGGGCTGTCGGTTTTATCGTCCTTATCAAGACGATCATACCAGTATGTTGTCCAGGTAGTCCTGAACAACAGGTGCAACGCAATAAGCGTTGCGGCACTGGCAAATGGGATGATAAAGTGTACCGCTGGTACTGCAGTCAGGATCCATCCGAAGATGGCACTGAAGGATGCAAAAGCCAAAAGGCCATGGGTGGACTGTAACAGGGCAGAGATCCAGCCAAACACACGCCGCTCTGCGGCATGCTTGCTGTAGTAGGATATTTGCGCAGGGGTTTCAGGTCTTGACCACACGGTTGTGCTTTCTTGGCCGGATTGTTGCAAATCAGGTTGATTGTGCATACTTTTGTACAGTTTTTGCCGGGTAGCAGGGCTGAAACTTTCGCGAGCAAAGCCCCGCTCCCGGTTTGTTAAGAGTGCTTTTAATACTAAGCGTAAGCCTGTGCAGGGTTTACGCTTTTTTCTTTGGTGCCTGCTTTTGGCAGGGTAGTGACCTGGGCGGTATGCCAGTTCGTAATGAGCGGCCTCGAGATCCATTTACCATGAATTGAAATGCCGTCTGATCTGTGTTTTTGGACAGGCACCCTAGGGTTAGAGCTGTTTGAGTAAAAGCCTTCTCCCTGGATCGTCCCGCTGATACTGAGTTCGATGTTGAATAGCATAAGTGTGCAGTATGCTGGTTAAGAAATGAGTGAGATCGCTTCCGGGAAAAAACGCCCTGGTACTTTTACCAAGGCGCTGGATTCCCGTATATAATCTCATGAAAAGATCCCTAAAAAACCTCTCGGGCATTGCTGACCGGGAGGGTACCTACCAAACGAAAAACAGAGTGGCGATGACAGGACTCGAACCTGCGACCTCTGGGTTATGAGCCCAACGAGCTACCAACTGCTCTACATCGCTAACTGCACCACCCAGGGGTGAACTTTCATTCAAGAAATGAGAGCCCTGAGTGGAGATTTTTTACCGGGAATCCTTTGACCCCCGGCTTAGTATTAGAGCTCAAGCATAAAGCATAAAATGCGAGCTCGTTTACCGATTTACCGTTTTAAATAGGGGAGAAGACCATCCTTCATCTCCTCCCCTCTGATCAAGTGCATCCTCTACTGTCGATATGAACTAGTCATGGTTTGCTAAAATGAGGGGTCCCGCCTTCAAGTAGTCCCCCTCGGTCGGTTTGATAAGGCTCTTTTGCCTCCTCCCGTTATACATTTTGCGCTGATTCTGGCTGACTCAGTATGTTCTCAGCTACTTCTCTAATGTATTTGCGTAGTGGGGTGAGCTCTTCTTCATCTCGCTCATCCTTTAGTGCTAAATGCACGGTGTTGCGGCTCACACCAGGTCTTACCTCTTCTACCTTATCCAGGACCTGGTTAGTTAATCCGCTGACTGATATTTTATCAAAAAGTGCTTGCATGTGTTAGTACAGTTTGTAAATTTAGGACAAATGTATACTCATGGAAACCACAAATGCAAGCGGCCGGTAAAATAAATTTACTTTTAGTAAACAAAACTATCAAAAGTGACGGATCAACAACTACAAAGTGAACGTCTCAAAGCATTGCTTCCCTTAATCCCAATTACACAAAGTGCTCTTTCCGAACGACTTGGATTTACAAGAGGGTATATATCCCTGTTGACTAGAGGTAAAAAACCAATTAGTCAACAAGTTTTGAATGAGATACTAAAATGTTTTCCCCGAGTAAACATTCACTGGCTAATGTCTGGCAAGGGAGAACCCATGCTGGATAATTATGTAGTAAAAATGTCTCAAATTGAGAATGCAGAAATCCGGACCCTTGAGGATTTAGAGGCTGGATATAAAAATGACCCACTGGCTGGGCTTCGGGATTTGATTGCTAGGGTGGAGGAGTTGGAGCGCTGGAAGGCTGATTGGGATTCCCGGTTAATGATGTCACCTAAAAAAGAGGAATAATATGAAACACTTTTTGTTAATATCACTCACAACCTGGTTCATGTCGTGTAGTGGGGCGCCTCCCTCTGAGGAGGCTTTAAAGTTTCATGGTTTAGGTCAACAAACCGATTATGCAGGGATGGCAGCTGCCTCAAAAGTCTTATTTGAAAAAGGGGATATAGAGGGCGCAAAGGCCAAACTAGACTCTGCAATTTCTGGATCTCCAAGTTTAGAAAAGGATGCTGAAATTAGCCGATTATCGGGTGTCTTGGATTCCATCAGTGATTTGAGAAAAAAAGATAAGGTGGCAAAATTGATGCGTAAAATCAGAAAAGAGACCGATGAAATGACCGGTATTACACAATATGAGGACATTACTTCACCAAAGTATGTTAATCGAAACGGCTTCTATTTAAGGATTGTTGAAGATAATAAAGGAGGGGCTTCGATGTTTTTAAAAATACAGTATTATGCTGACGATTGGCTTTTTATTCAAAAATACATGGTAAAAGCCGATGAAGAAGTATTTGAAATTGTACCCATCAAGATGAGTACGGACAATGGAGATGGTATGATTTGGGAATCGTGTACGATAACTGTCAATGAGGATATTTACTCTAATCTTTTGAAAATAGCGCAGGCAAAGAGTACTAAAATTAGGTTTAGTGGTAGGCAGTATTATAAAGACAAGGTTATCCCTGCTGCTGAAATAAAGGCTTTAAATAACATGCTTGAGTTGTATTCTGCGATGGGTCTAAAGCCTCCTAAGTATTGATAATGAATTAACTAAGATTGCCAAAACGTTGCCAGTAAGTTGCTGGAAGACCTTTGAATGGTGTTTTTTCGGGGTTTTTCGGGTTTTAAATGCGGTTAATTGGGTTGTGGAGAGGGGTGCGCCTTCTCGCTTCCCGCACTAAATGCCGCGTTAATTCTTTGATTTACAAAGAGTTGCGCGGCATTTTAGCTTTAAGCACATTGGCAATGTTTTGGCAAGTTGTACACAGCTTGTCCAAAAAAAAAATGGCCATACCTCAGTTCGCTTACCTCAAGCCTCCACGAATTCTAAAGGGTTGGAAATGGCTCATAGAATGGGAGGAGTTTCTACCAGGTACTACTGACCGGATCCGGGTCCGGAAAACATTCGACCTGAATAGGGCTGCCTTCATTACCGATCCAGTGCGCCGGGAAGAGCGTGCGCAGTTCATCCTTCAGGAGAAAATGAAGCAGTGGTCGGATGTCTCCAGAAAAAAGGAGCAGGTAGTATCCGTGCTGGGTAGCACCAACATAATTGATGCTATGCAGGTGGCGCTTAAGTTCAAGCTTCAATCTGACCGGGAGCATACCCGGATCACTTACAATTCATTCAACAACATATTTACGGAGTGGATACGCGGCCAGAAATGGGAAGGCCTATGCATTTCTGCATTTGATCGGCCAAAGGCGAAGCTTTTTTTGGATGATGTGTTGCTGACAAAAAAGAACCGGAAGGGTAAGCCGGTGTCAAACCGGACCTATAACAACTACATCATAAACATGCGGTCGTTGTTCTATGAATTGCATGAGCGGGAGTACATCAAAGACAACCCTTTCGCCAACCACAAACCGCGAAAAGAGGAAGAAAAACTACGGCACCCATTCGAGCAAGGAGACTCTACTACCATTGCCAGGTATGTGTACCACCATAACCGGATGGTTTATCTGGCAATAGTGCTGATCAGTCACTGTGGATTGCGGCTGAGTGAGCTGCGTAGGTTGCGGATTCGGGACATTGACCTGGATCGTGGACTGATCATCATGGGTGGAGACCAGACGAAGAACAAGGATAGGGCATTCATCACCATTCCCACCAGTGTGGTGCCGACGCTCCGGGCGTTTGCACTGGATAAGGTCCCGGCCTCTTACCTGGTGTTTGGACTGGGGTTAAAGCCGCACCCTAAACAGTGCGTTGGCAGGAACACAATCAGTGATCGATTCAGGGAGATGCTACATGTGATGTTGAAGGCTGGAATGCTGGCCACCATTGAAGGGTATTCGGCTTACAGCTGGAAGGATACTGGTGCCATCGCCATGGTGAAGTCTGGAATGGACATTGTGGCGATCCAGAAGCATTTGCGGCATAAATCCTTGTCCACCACGCAGCGGTATTTGCAATCGCTGGGTGTGGTGAACAAGGATGTGAGGGATTTCTCCGGAGTGATATTCGCTTTGCCTGGGGAATTTTAGAAAAAACCCACCGCACCAATCCCGTCCGATGCCTGCCGGATGCTGTGTGCCTTCTCCACAGGCTTTGTCCGGCAAGTTGAGTTTTCATAGTCCGGATAGTCAGCAATATTATCCTCAAGGAATTGCACCAGCTTCGCTACAGCCCTCCGGCCTTGCTCCTGGCACCGTGTGGCAAGTGCTTGAATCGCTGTTTCGTGGACATTGTTGGTCATATTTCGACGATCATCCCAGCCATCCGTCTGGCTTACGACCCGAAAACCATCGCCATCGATCACAATTCGGTGGTGCGGAATTGCCTCAGCTGCACCCAAATAGGCCACTGCTTTTTTGATCATCGGCAAAAGTTTGGCCTCTGCTTCCAGTGGAGTAGTCGCCACGGCGAGCGCATACAGGTCGTCGCAAATGATTGGCCGGATCACATCTTCCTCGATTTGCTTCATGTATCGAGTCAGCGAGATGAAGGATCTGCGGCTGTTCTGAATATTTAAAAACTCATCCAGTTCGGTTGTGTGTCTGAAAAAATCACAGGTTTTCAAGGTGTATGCGCTGGATTCCTTCCACATATCAAACCCCGTATCCCCTGCGGTTACCTGTTTTTCCATATAACTGAGCAGCCGATCCAGAAACTTGTCTCCATTTTCAAGGGCTGCCCTCCGTTTTTCCTTGTAAATCGGGTACGCTGCGGGGCTTGAACCACCCTGCGGAGTATTCTCAACGACTCCAAGACTCTCCAATATGCTGCGTTTCTCGGGCAAAATGTGGTAAATGGCATAGTTTGCGATGCAGTCTTGCAGCAGTTCGAGCGTTTTTTTCTGCTCATCAGACAGCGTGGTGCCAGCCTGGTACATCGCTGCCAGGTCATTGTAGAAATCTTCCCCAATGAAATCCAACACATACTGCTCGGTGGCCTGCCTGATCCCAGGCGTGATTTCATCCCATGCCATGGATCGGTTAACGCCGGAGTAGTGCTCCTGAAATGTAGTGTCCTGTACCTGTGGTACCGTTGGAGTAGGGGCGGTGATGACTTTGAAAACGAGATCCATGATTTTTATATTTGATGCAAGGTTATTACACTTGAATTGAGCAAAATAGGACGTTTTTACCCCGACAGCAATACATATATAAACCCGTAATAATCAAACTATATGGGTTACAAAACACACATATAGCCTGTAATTACGCCCAAACAACTGCGGGCGCGGTTTTGCTTTTTCTTAATTAAAAACCGCCTGTTTTTGGCGGTTATATGGATTGGCTATCCCATCGTAGCCGACAGCGCAGGTCTTGATGCTCTCATGCCAACACGGTGACCATGCTTCTGCATGATATAATAGTCACACGTATCTGTAAAGTGCGGCGCATGCTCTTGAGGGAACGCACGATCACTTTCCTTGGACTTATCTTTTTTGTAGTCATCACGCACCCCAGTAACCTGCATGGATATTATGGCATCCTTACAGTTCTCATCGTTAAACCGAAGTATTGGCAGTAATGGGTTAGTCTCAGCAAATACTTCATTCATGAAGTAGTTGCGCTCTCTGTGAGCCTTGACCTGACCTGGCCTAACCCTGATCTCTACCTGCCACCCTTGG